ACGGCAGGCAGGAACTCAGTCAAAACTTATTTGGGTGTTTAGAAAGAGTCGATGATGAGCCTATATCAGGCGTTTATATGACCATAGACGACCAAGAAACTGGACAAATATTTGCTTCTGCTATTTTTGGAGATGCTTATATTGGAAGTACATATATTCAGACGATAAGCGATGCTGTTCTGCCAAACGGAGAAACAGGCTGGAATTTTGTTGTGTTGGTTTTAGAACAATCAAACGGCATAGTTAGTATTAAAATTTATCTTAATGGAAATCTGGTGGCAAGCCATTCAAAATCCGGCAGTATGGCAGATTTCACAAATGCACGGAATTTGTACATCGGAGCATATAACAATACAGGAAAAACGCAACAGTATTTCTCCGGCGCTATCGACGATTTCAGGATTTACAATGAAGTTCTAACGCCCTTTGCAATCAGACAGGATTATATGGACGGTGCAGGGCGCAAACTCGTACCTTATACTTTTGGTAATTGGGGCTGGTTAAAATAGACTTCTTCACCTCCTCGGCGGTGGGTTTCCTTTCATTTTCCTGCCGCCGATTTTTAAAAAAAAAGACTTGACAAATGAAGACAAGTTTGTATAATGTATCAAACTGAAAGGATTTAGTTATGAAGGTATATCTTAATATGCCATTCAACAATTCCGACAGCGAGAAGGAACAGGAGAACATACAACGGGCTTGCGCCATTGCCGTTGATATTAGAAAGCATTTCCCCAATATAACCTTATTTGTACCACAGGAAAAGCCAAGCTGGGGCGAAAAAGTACAGGTCAGGGCGCATTTAATCAGAAATTCAAACCTTATTCTATCTATCGGGCAGGAAAGCCCTGATATGGAAGTATCTTCTCAAATTGCCACCCTTGCCAATATACCCCAACTTGAATTTGAGGAATTTGAGGACACTGAAAAGCAGATTTTAGCGGAGTTTTTAAGCAGATGAAAGACCTATTAACTATAAGGAATATCGGCAATGATTAGGACACACACTTTTAGCGGAAAGAAATATCAAATAAACTTTGCTGATAGCATAGAGGGCGTATGTGATAGTCCTAAGCGAGACGATAGTAAGGCTATGACAATCCTCACTGGAAGCAATTTAAGGGCGTTAAACTCTGCCCTGCACGAAGCTATGGAAGCGGACGGCTTTTGCGATAAGTGTCTACACGATTCGGGCGGATTTACAAGAACTGAAAACATAGGCCGTTTCCTCTGGCGGTTAGGATATAGGCTTAAAAAATGAAACACTGTCCTAAATGCAACCTGCCCTGTTCTGATACCGCAAAGTTTTGTATTAACGGCCACAGGCTCGAACTGTCCGATAATGATATAATAGATTTTTTGCAGGGCGTAATTAAAGGAAAAGACGATGGAGCTAAAAGAGTACAAGATTGATTGTGCCAGTAGGTCTGACGTTATTGAGATTATACCGCTTGGCGATGTCCATATAGGAGCAAGAAACTGCGCCGAAACCCCTTTTAAAAAAATCGTCAAATACATTAAAGACAACAAAAATGTCCATTGGATAGGCGGCGGCGATTATCTTGAAGCTATTAAACCCAATGATGTCAAGAGATATGACACCGGAGTCTTGCCAGACTGGATTCTTGAGGGCGGGGCAAAACAGGTAAGAGAAAAACTGTCAGACTTAGTATATCAGCAAAGACGCAGGTTTTGCGATATTGTTCAGCCGATTGCCGGAAAGTGTATCGGGAACATAGAAGGAAATCACGAGTTCTCTATCCGGAAAAACTACAATGAAAGCGTACAAGAACAAATATGTCGGGATTTGTTTGTCGATGATTTAACAGACCAAGCGTTGATTAGAATAAAATTTGTTTTTGGCAAGAGTATCAGAACTATTAAATTGTATTTAAGGCACGGGCATTTAACAGGTCGCTCGGCAGGCGCAGAGCCTAACCAGTTATTCAAAATGCTTCAGGATTGGGACTGTGATATTGGATTAAGAGGCCATTCTCATAACTTTCATATTCTTCCCCCTGTTCCTGTTATGTATATTCCGGACAGGGGAGAACTGCCTAAAGAATTATTGCAAAAAATGAGATACGCTGCGAACTGGGGTTGTTGGAAGTACAGTAATATGAGAGGCTTATCAACTTATGAAAGCCGAGCCGAATACAATGCCAAGCCTATTTTAGCCCTTAAAATCAGGATAAAACCGTTCTGGCATACAGAACTAAAAGGCCAAGACATCGGCAGGCCACAAATAGAACTGAACAGTGTTGCTGTTACCTAAATCCCCCCATTTATAGGAAATAAGGCTATTTCAGGAAAACAAATATTCGGTATAAGTTTATAAGTACCTACACTTTATTTAAATAATGGTATTTGGCCTTTGCGAGCCTCTTTGACAGGGACGCCAGTACTGACCGCTTGTAGTCTTTCTTCTGCGATTTTGCAGTATTCAGGAGAAATGTCAATACCGATGTATCTACGGCCAAGTAGTTTTGCCATTTTACAGGTTGTACCAGAACCGCACATCGGGTCAAGGATAAGGTCGTCAGGATTGCTCCAACTGATTATATGGTCTTTGGCTAAATCTTCGGGGAACGCAGCGGGGTGTTCGTGAACCACTTCATCCCCTATGTTCCCACCACCAACTTTATATCGCCAAATATTATATCTTTTGCCATAATAACCAAGTTCTACTTTTTTGTTGTCTTGCCATTTCAACAGGCTACCGTCTTTTTGCCGCACCGAGTTCCCGCCTCTGCGTTTTTCTATGTTTATTCGGTCTATTATGGGGTTAAAAGTAGTTGGTTGTCCTTTTATTAGAACAAACATATATTCAAATACTTGGTGATACCTTATGTTTTCAGGATTAGCAAAACCGCTTTTCTCATAAATCATCGTATCGTGTAGATTAAAGCCGACATCTTTAAAGTGTAACGCCTGCCTGAAAGAAGTCCCCGATTCAGAGCCGTTAATAACTTGGTCGCCTACTACCCAAACAACAACTCCGCCTTTTTTGGTATTTGCAACAATCTCTTTTCTTTGTCCATAATTAAATCCTTTCCATTGCTCGGCCTATCCTGTCCTTGGCCGCCACAAAAGCCTGATATTTACGCCTGCAATAAACTGTATTGCCATAGCTATTCACAAATAATTGCCAATCTGTTAAACTTTGTATCCATTTTTCATAATCATATAACTTCTTATTTCTGCATATCCGACAATAATTGCCTTGTTTAAGGGCTTTGTTATGGCAGTTTGGGGTATGGCAGGGTTTCATATTTCGTTGCCCCATACGTCCCAACCCTCTCTTTTCCCCCTTGCAAACATCTCAAATTTTTCAGCATTTGGATATAAAGATTCTATTAACTGATAGGCTATTTCTGGTTTTTGACTATGTTTTTTTACTTGTTCAGTAAAAACGCTGTGCCATTTTCCCCTTTGCTCCTTTGCTACTGGCATCAATTTACCGTGATACATATAAAGTAAGTATTCGTGTCCATATCTTATGGTAAATGCTGCGGGTATTCCTGTAACTTTGTTCCATATCATTCGAGCGTGTAATTTATAGCCATATTTCTCGGCCATTGTTTGCGCCTCAAATAAATACTTGTCAATCGTCCATAAAAACAACACATTATTTTCCGTGCCGAGCCAAAAAGCCTTACTCATAAGCGATTCTATTTCTTCTAAGCTGCAAACTTGATAGGGCAATTCCGTACCAGAAGAGTCTGGCCTAACGGATTTCTTGCCACCTCTGCCTTGTTTCCACGGCGGGTCTGCATAGATTATACTGTATTTCTTGTCTGGAAATGGTATCATCATAACACCTTTACTATCAGGTCTTTGCCTTTATATCAACCTCATCATCTATCCCATTTGGGTATAACCTGTAAAATCTATCTCCGAGCCAGCAATGAAAGCATAGGTTCTTGCCTTTGGAGACTATCTTTGTCGGGTTAATTTTGCAATTTTCGCATTTCATTGTTTAAAATAGCGGCAGACTGTTTCTCATCAATCCCTGCAATCTGCCGCCCTGCGTCAATCCGTTCTTATTTTAAAAGTCCTAAACTTTTTAACGACTGGCGTTGCATACCAGATAAATCAGACTCGGCAATGGTCTGTTCTTTCCCACACTTGCTACAACAGAAAATGTATTTATTGTCAAAATAGCCCCTTGGTGGGCTTTCGCCGATAAAACCAATCCACCCCTTTGGGGCGTTCCATTTTGATACAAACTGCCAATCGTGCCCGCCCAGTTCGCATTTGTATTGCCTAAATTCTTTGGCAGATACAAATTGGTCGTTAAGACACGCCCACTGATGTTGTCCCCATATCTTGCCGTCATATCTCTGTAATTGACCCTCGGCATATCTAACTGTGCCTTTTTGAACAGGAATTGGCCGCCATCCCTCGCTGTATATTATGTCCTTGCTGGAATTGTAATAATCAACATAATAATACTCTAATTTTTCGCCGTTGAACCTGATACTGTTTTGAGGAAATTTTGGCTTTTCTTTGTCCGTTTTGCACCCTGTTAATATAACAAAACAGCTTAATAAAACAACTAACATTACCTTTTTCATTTTTACTTTCCTTTCATTTTAATTATTATTTACTCCCATAAGGGACATTGATTTATTTAAGTTTATTGCTTCGGTAGTTTTATATTGTCCACTCGGAAAATACAAAACACTATGGCTTGGCAATATATCTATCGCCCTTTGCATAGCATTTGTATCATCGGCAACGCCGTCGCCTACTGCGCCGAACCATTTAACATTGGCAGAAAAGGGCGCAAGCTCTCTAAATAAACAATATGCACCATAAAACGCCAATGCCCATACAATTATATAAAAAACAATCAGGCTTATCATTATGGCCATATGCTTCATTTTGCCCTCACTGGTTCTAATAACGGCTCTACGAGTTGTGAGATTTCTGAGTAGTTAGGCTTTACAGTATAAAGTTTCTCCTTTGGGCATCTTATAAAAGTTCCGTTTTTAATTTGGTCTGACAAGTCTGTCGCCCAGTTTTTTCCTATGCCGTGCAACATTTCGTGCATATCTGTCTGATTTTTATTCATTAGTTGGCTATGCGAAAAGAACGATTGCGAGTACATTTGAACCGAGTTTCTTTGCCAGTCTAACGCTCGCCATAGAAAATAATTACTTACTTCTTCTTTTGGTATGTTAAACGCCCTGCCGTCAAAAACAGGGTGGTGTTTATTCCGGTAATAAAAGTTAAAATTCACCGACATACGAGAGGCGGCAATGCTAACCATTTTTTGGATATTATACCCAAACCAAGCGTCTGTTTGCAATGTATCATAATCAGTCAAAACAAAACTAACCTCGTCAGACTGTATATATGCCAATTTGAATCCCTGCATATCATCGGCAACGTCTTGTGCGGCCAAAACCATAGCGCAAATAAGTTCTTCACTAAACGGCTTTGTAATGTTTCTGGTGAACGTATGAAACGCTCTGCCGTCAAGCCGGATTATTGCAGGCATTCGCCTTACAAGAAAATGGCGTGATATATCTTCGTAATTGTTTTTCATTCTATCGCCAATAGACTCGCTCATTTTACCCTCACTGGTTCTAATAACGACACAAAGCTGTCTCTTTTGATTATTCCTTTTCGCTTCTTATCTTTTACAATAATTTCTGGCCACCATTCAAAAGGCGGTATTCTGTTATTACTGACAATATCTACAAGTATTTTAAATTCTTTCAGTAACATAGCCACAAGTTCGGTACAGTGCAGTTCGGCGGTTTCGATAACAGCTTTCTTAAAACCGCAAACACATAAGAGCAGTTCCAGTCCGCCGAGTATTCCGCTTTCGTATTTCTGCAATTTCGGGTCTTGTAATTTCTGAAAGACGGATTTTACTGCGTCCTGATTAAACCTATCGCTTCTCTCAAAAGCCCAATGATGAAGATAGACCTCGCCCTGATAATTGATGAGCCATTCCTCGTAAGAGTTTATCTGCAAGCCTCTTTTGTTCGCCCATTTATTAAGAGTAGTAGTTTCAACAACGTATAATTTGTCGGGGTCTATAAAAAGACCCATAGCCTCTGCAACAGCATCGTGCAGAGTTATAATGCAGGCGACGTGCGTAGTCAGGCAGGTAGGCTCTTGTGCGCCCCAAAGTTTCTGCATTTTTACAATCCTTTTGGATAGTTTCGCCGTGCCTCGGCACGTTAAAAAATCAAGTGTTTGTGGTTTCATTTTTCAGTTCCTTTTAATGATTGTTGTTTTGTCGCAGAGAACCAACCACGCCTATACGCCACATCCGTTCTAACGGCTATATATTTTACAACATCTTTTATGCTAAATCTGCCGCTACGAAACTCTGCCTCAATGTCAATTAAGTCGTGTCCGCTGTTTTTGTGTATAGCTTGATAATCTGCATCTGTTGGCTTTGGGGCTTTCATTTTTCAGACTCCTTTAAGGCTTGCTCGGTATCTTCAATGGCGATTTTTAGCGCCTTGATAAAATTGTCCAGTGCATCTCGGGGCGCGTTGCCGTACTTTAACTCTTCCGCCAAGCCTTTGGATTGATAAATTAACCATTTTGACGCTTCAGATAGTTTTTTAATCTGCTCGGATTGTTGCTCGCAAAATAATTTTAACCGTTCTGCGTAATCGCAAGTACAGGGGAAAACTACTCCTTTGCCATTCAGGCATTCACAAGTCGGGTCGTGTTCAGGCTTCTCCGCTTCCGTTTTATCCTTGCAATCGGGGCAAGGAATTGGCGGGCAGGTGCATTTTGGGCTATCAAGCATAATCGCAGCATTGCCTTCTGTTGGCCGATTTAAAAGTTTATTTACGGGACAATTTTCAAGGTGTTCTGTTAATTCACGTCTTTTTATCCCGCTCCCCCTACACGTTTTACATATAGGCTTTATCTCGTTTTTTCTATAAAACATTGGCAAATTTGTCAAAAGACGAGAGAAGCCTTTTTGTGCAACAGGAAAATCTTTGGCTAAATCAGCGATGTGGTCGCACAATGCGATTATGTCAATTTCTGTATATTTACTTTCCGTTTCAGGCTTTTCGAGCAGGGCAATGGCTTCTAAAATTTGTTTGGCTAATTGCCCCGCACCTGCACTCCAACAAGAAGATTGGGCAGATATGCAAACCTCTTTTATCTTTTCAATCGCCTGTTCTGTTTTCATTTTTTCACCTTTCAAAATTGGGAGCGGGCAATCCCGCCCCCGTAAAGAACAGTTAAATATCAATTACTTCTGTTTTGTTTACAGCCTTGACCTTGCCGACAAGCTGATATTTGTGTAATATCGTAGTGTCGTCAAATCCAGATAGCGCCGCAGGGTCGCTGTCAGTGTTAATAAATGCGTCATCAGTACCCTCGTTTTCAACTGTCGCATACAAAACTTTCCCTAATTTTAGCTTTTTTCCCATAATCATTTTCCTTTCTTAATATTACCTGAATACCAAATTGAGGGCGGGCGTTCAAACCCGCCCCCGTAAAGAACAGTTACTTTTTTGTATAGCCCCGCTCAAACGCTTTTGCTGGAGAATAGCTCGCATAACCATCTTCATACACAACATAGTACCCGCCCGCTTGAGGACAATGCTTGCGAACATAATCGGCTTTAACTTCAAAAGGAGCATAGCCTTCTTCTTCCGGTGTTATTGTCGCCCCGCCGGTGGTTTCCCTGCCCTCTTCTTTCGCTAAAGAAATATCCGACACGATTGCCTTAATCTTCAACGCCCAAACTTGCTTGTGGCACTGATACATCGGCAGTTGCCGTCGATTATCTCCCGTATGACAATCTTCCGTATTGTTTTTTGTTTCCATAATCATTTTCCTTTCTCAATCAATTTGGTTATATCCTGTATAATCAGCCCGACATCGGGCAACATTTTCTTAATTTCGGCAATGTCTTTATCTTTAACGCCGAGACTTGTGAGTACGCCGACTAATTCGTCCAGTGATATTTGCTCGCCCTTATTTTTGGCTTGCATAAGTTTGAGTAATTCAATTCCTAATCTGACCCATATAATCCATTCCATTTTTTATCCTTTCTCAACTTGGTATATTCACGGTACTAAATCATACCTTTTAATTGCTTTTTGAGTATATAGTTCCCATCAATAATTCTGCGGACTGCGCCGCCCTCTTTGGTCTGCAATTTTGCGTAAGCTGCATAAGACTTGCCCTTGCGTGGTATTCTCTGCATAACAATATCAATTATTATATCTGGATAATGCCGAGCAAGTCTTGTATATTTAGACAGGTCTTTGGTCGTTAAATGGCCTTTTGTTTCCTCGTAATGAAAACTTTTTTTAGTGTCCCAAATCTTAAAATCGGGCAGATACGAATACGGTTTGTTTCTGTACCCAAACTTAAAAAAGTCAAAAGGCGGTTGCGGCTCATACTCCCAATCATAAATCTCTTTATGCTCTTTCAGGAATTGCAGATATTTCGCCCAATCCCTCTCGAACATCGAGCGATACTCATAATCTTTGCCGCCGATTATTTCCCTGACTCTTTTAGAATTGATTATCTGTATAATAGTCATCTCACCCGCCTGTTCCAAGCCTTGACCGCCCAAGCATATTTTACATAACAAGAAGTGCTGCAATGGCAATTATTGCATTCTACTTGATAAAATATATCACTGTAAACTTTTATCACATTTCCCCCACAAAACGGACATTTCTTTAATTTCGCTTTCATTTTAGCTCCATATTATAATACTAATTATAACAAATACAATGGCAATTATTATTATTATCCAGAACAAAGATGTTTTAGCTTTTACGGTCATTTTATCGCCTTTCGCAAGTCTGCGTTTTCTGATTGTAGGGATTTAATTTGCTCGGATAATTGTTCGATAAAATTACAAGCCTCGATACTCCAATCACAAATCCCAACCAAAAAATCCTCGAAATATTTTTTCTCATCGTCAGTCCAGTGCGATTTATGATTTATATTGGGGACAAGCTGTTGCGTTTTTTTTAATTGCCACCGAAACCTTTTTACAAATTTATCGGCCTCTGTTTTTGTTTTCATTTTTTACCCTTTCAGCAACGCTTGTTTTTCTTTCCATATTTCACGTTTAGGTTTTGGTTCTTCTTCGGCAAGTTTCACTTTAACAGGTGATTTTATCGGGTGCATATCACGCCTTTTTTCAATCATTGCTAATCGTTCTCGCTCCTGTGTTAGTTTCTGCTTAACTTCTTTAGTGTACCATTTTTCTTCATTGAAATATTCAGGGTGAAACCAAGTCCAACGCTTGCCCTTATCGTCCTTTTTGCCTCTCGATAGAAACTGGCAAAGCGTCCATTGATTATACTTAAAAAAGAACTTTTCACAAGATAAAACATAAGCATAATTTTTAATTGCACCGATTATATCTTCTATTTTCCAACCCTCTTTTAAGGTCTGCTTTATGGCATATTGAGCGTCAGGCAATAAAGACCTGTGCGGACGGAATCCACCCGTTTTGGCCTGCTCGTTCCAAGTAGTAAGTATATCCTGTTCAGTCATTTTAAAATAATTTCTTTTGTCCCAAAACTTGTTCTTCAAACTGACCGCATAATCCGCTTATTTTCTTTTTAAATTCTTCTCCCGTTTCCCACTCATTATTAGTCCAATTAGGATAAGCCTCGTCTCGTATTTTCCGCCAATCTTGTATGGTCAAGTCTTTCGAGGATTCAACCGTTTTGCTTAACAGTTTTGACAATATCCATAATCGGCAATCCCTGCGTTGCGTAAAACCGCCGATTAGTTTTACAAGAGCAAATCGCTGTCCGTCTTGGATTTTAGTTTCGGGAGTCATTTTTTCGGCCTGTTTTCATAATAATCATATGCAATCTTAAGGCCAAGCACAAGACTAATTATAAACACCACCAACAGCCAAAATGCAAACCAACCGCTACTTATTGCAAGTATCATTTTTTATTTCTCCTTTAACTTAGATGCCAAAATAGCATTACCACAAGTTATTCTGCTTTCGTCTTCTTCCCTGCTTGGCACGAACACCAAAACGTCATATCCAGCGGACACAAGTTCACTTTCGGCGGTTTTATACGGCGCGTAGTTTGTATATCCATTATCGGTATGTAGGTTGTTTTCTTGGCACGTCATTGTTTCGTGCATTGGTGTAATTTTGCACATAAATTTTTCAGGCGATAATTTGTCCGCCAATTTCCTGCCGTCTATTTCATACCCCGCCAAAATAAAATTCAGAGCATATTTTCTTCCTTTGGGCATTGGCAAGGAGTCTCCTAAATACCCAAGACTATCAAAATCAACCGAGTTGCCAGAAAACATTGCGTCCCTTTCCTTTTGAGACGTAGAATTTATACTTAATTGCAACCCTGCATCGCCCCTGAATAAATCATTTTTAATTTCACACCACTCTTGCAAAAACCGTAATAATTGTACGTTGTTTTTGGGCAACATTGTTGAAACTACGGGGTGAATAAGGACGTTGCCTATTTCGCCTTGAACATCTTTGCGGAGTCTCTTTCTTGTATATTCTATGACATTATTATTAAACGTAGGCTCTCCCATTCGGGCGTAATGTATGTTGAGCCGCTTTGTTGTTTTCGCCCCGCCGACCCTAAGGCCATTTACAACCTGCGAAGATAAATCATTAGAAGAAGCATTTATGCCCTTGCCAACTTTAGGAACATCGCAAAAGGTGCAGTTCATAGAGCAACCGTATTGAGTTGATATGGTAATAACCCATTTTTCTTCGAGGGGCATAATTTCGCCATTCGGGACACCATTTATTTCTTTGGTATGACCCAAAAAATCAGCTTTGATATTTTTGCCTTTGCCATAATCCCCAATCGACAAAAACTCTAATTCGCCATATTCGCCCTCGATTATACAAATTTTGCCTGTGGGAACTTTTATTATTTTCATTTTTTATTTCTCCACAAAATCTATCTTGAAATTATCAAAAGCTACTTGTGCAGATTTTACACAATCAAATATATCTATAATTTCAGCAGCCTGAATATCGGAAACGCCCTTATGGTCTTTCAGGGTCAATAAATATGATTGCACCATTTTTAAGTGATAGTCAGTCAGGTTGAATAGTTGATGTACTGGTTTAGGTTTAGCCATTTAACACCTCGAAATAAGTTCAGTTAATCTTTCTCCTGCTCTTTCATAATCGGCAAGGGCTTGGTCTAATTGACAGGCAAGGCAGATACGGTCTGCTATGTGTATGAGAAAGGGTCTGGGATAACAAGCTATGCACATTTTATCTTTGCCGTTCTTTTTCCGCCAATCCTTAATCGCCTTTTCGCATTGTTCACGGGTTGGGGTCATTATTCATCTCCAAAATCAGCTTCTATATTATATTCGGCTTGTGCTATCAGCTTTTTAAGCCTTGCACGTTTACGAGAATTTACACGGCGAAAGCCCTCTATTTCGTCCAGCGTATCGCCGTTCTGGTCTTCGTCATTCATTTTTGTTCCGCCAATCCCTGTCTGGTTCCGGTACATAAATCTGCCATTGTGTAGCCCAGAAGTTTCGGCAATCGTCAAAAAACTTCGCTGCCTCTTTGGTATTAGATTTCGACAATGTTATCCTTATGCCCTCTTCGTTATACATCGGGCAGGCTTGATACATATATTCGCATAATAAATCAGCAGTTATCGCTATTCCTGTCGGGTGCGGAGTTTTTAATATAAAAGACGTATCGTAGCCCCTGTCGTCAAGTTCGCTAACTACCGTTGCAAGGGCAAGCCCCCAGATAGCACCTAACTGACTTTGGCTCTTTGACGCTCTCGGCACGGACAAAGTTTCTTCCATAATCGTATCGTCTTTGTGCCTTGCGATAAAATCTTTCCTCGCCTGATTAACAGCCGGAGGAAAATATAGAACGCCGTCTTTTATTTTTCCTACTGATTTCATATCCTTGTATTGCCCTTTTAATCCTGTGGCGGAAAGGGGTTGCCGTCGTCAAGCGGGTCGGCCTCCATCGGCTTTTCGCCTGTTAAGATATACTGTTCAAACTTTATCGCTGTGTCGATAACGTCCAAATCGGTAATTTCCTTGTTCTCTGCAAATAAAGTACAGGCCGATTTCAATGCGCTTTCTCGAACGATATAAGCGTCATTGCTGGATTTGGGTTGGCTTGGAGCAGACTGCTGTTGCGCCGAGGCTTGCGGTTTCGGTTGCTGACTGACGGTTGCCGTGCTGTTCCAAAAGCCCGAATAGGCCATACCGTTTTGCCCCTGATACGGAGAAAGGTTAAACGACAATCTCTGCCCCAATTTAGATACGTCAAGGGGCGGATTGTTGCCCTGATGAATACTGACCTGATGTTGTTCGCCCGTATCATCGACAATCTTTATTGCCTGAAACGGCTTATTGGTTCTGGACATTTTGTTCGCCCCGATTTCCAATACCGTCGCAAACATAGTAGTATTCGTCTGCCTTTGGCTCTGTGGATTAAACGTGTTTGCCACTGCTTTAAAATTCATCTTTATTTCCTTTCATTATTCAAAAATGTAATTTACCCATTTATTTATAGCTTTTTGTATGTCGGGGTCGTTTGGGTCGTCAAACAAGCTTATTTGATTAGATGTAATTGCCGCACAAACCACCACACATTTAGTTCTACCCCTTGCTGTTTTATCCCAGTCCGACCTTGTATCTTGCTCTAATTCGGCGGAGGTATAATGCGGTTCATCTGGTTCAGATTGCGTGTGCCTTTCATATTCAGATACATAGAGCCTTGTCCCATCTGCGCCCTGCTGGATTTCGCCCGCTATGATTGTTAATGGTTCGTTTCTAATAAGCGTTTCAACCCCATAGCTTCTATGGACAAGTAAAATTTCGGCCAGTATTTCGCCGGTGTTATCGGCAAGGACAAATTCCTGCGTAGTTTCATCGCCTAATTGAGACCGCTTTTTAGTCTTTTTGATAACTACTTCGAGGTTGTGAACCTTTGCCCCTGTCTCAAGTTTCTGAATATGGCTGATATTCATTTTTTATTCTCCGTCCAGAATTTTTGGTTTTTGTTTCTTTGATTCCCTGCGCCATATACATTCAGGACAATACATTTGTTCTTTGCCTGTTTCGTCATCTTCATAAGGCTTAATAAAGTGTATGCAATCTTCTATCCCGCAATCATCGCATTTAATCCTTTTGGCTCGGCAAGTGTCCTGAGAATAGATGTTAGGACAGTTCATTTTTTGGCCGCCATAAGGTTTTGTGTTATTGTTTATCCACGGCGGAACGCCCATCGGATTTTTGTCGCCAAGTTGCATATATTCTTCTGGTTCATTCGAAGCTGTCGCAAGTATAGCTGTCCAAATTGCCTTGAAAAAACGGAGAAACCTGTTGGGCTTTTGCGGCTTCGGCTTGAATTGTTTTTCTAAATCGCTCATTTTATTTATCCTCCGGCAGATTGATTTTCTTGACTATATCGCCAAATTCCGGAAACACATCATACAGGCTTTCAACGGTATCGTTATTCATAATCACCTGCAAAATAGCCTTTTCTGTTTTTGAAAATTGAATACCTTGTTTAATATCTGCTCTTGTGGCTTTGCGGAAAGCAGAGGACAACTCTTCTTTGCTGTCGTATTTCTTGCTGTATCTGGTCGAAATCTGAAGCCCACAAACAGGACATTCTGCATAGTAAAAAATCTTTGCCGCAAGCTTACTATATGAATGCTGTATTTCTACTTCTCCCCCACAACCGCATATCAGTTTATCACTCATCTTGTCGCCTCAAAAAAATCTATTCACACTCTTCGCAATTACCGTAATCACAAGCTATATCAACGCATATCTTGATAAGTTCTTTGCGCCAGCCCTGTTCGTTTTCGCTTAAATCGTTATCGTCCATATAATCCAAGCAATCTCTTAAATCTGTTGTAGTGTTTTCAAATCTGCAATACGGCATATTACCCATTTTCACACCTCAAAAAAATAGACTGACCAATCCCTGTGTGCTTGATAAGCTGGGGGCTTGTCCAGAAAATTGGCCAGTCAAATTTAAGGAATCAAATTTTTTTAACTTATCAAGCATTATGCCCCGTATTATAGCAATCATTTTTTAAAAGTCAAGAGAATAATAAAAATTATTTTTTGTTCTCAATAACCGCTATGCCTACTATAATCCAGATTTCGGCAGATGCGCGTTTATAGAACCATCCAGAATTCATATTTAAGTCTCTGCATAGTACCTCGACAGCATTGTTCCAATCATTGCCAGATATATCTACGGCCATATCTCTTAGGGCAAACGCAATTTCAGGCAATTTAACATTCCGGTAAAAATATATTTTCCTTTTTAGCGGTTCTTTTTTCATATCTATTAACATATCGGCGGTGTCTGTTATGCCACAAACAACGTCTATTACACAATCAAACTTAAAAATTTGTTCTCTAAAATCTCCCGATGCTGCGTTTTTGTAAACATCAAACAATGAATCAATTATTTTTTTCATTTTTCAATCCAATATTCTTTTATTCTATATCCGTTTCGTACTACCCATTTATCAACTACGTTATAACCACGCTTTCTTATCCTTGCTATGTAATGGCGCAGTTCAGGGGAGTGAAACCGTCTCCAATAATCGCCTACGGTTAGTTTTTCGCCCCTCATTAAGCAGTCAAGGATATTGCTTTCGTGGCCTTTTGTGTCAAATAATGTAGGGGTCATTTTACGCTCGCTTTCATTCTCTTGTCCCAATCTTTCATATATCTCTGCATAACAGCTTCCTGCCAAGCCTCTAAAGTTTTTTCTCCGATAATTCCGTCCACTTCAATATCATAGCCCAAATCTACTAATTGCTGTTGTATCTCGAAAGTAGTAGGTATTTCAGCCTCTTTTACAGGCCAAAGCCAAAAAGCAGAAATCCAAATTGAAACCCCTGCGGTCGTAATAATAATCCAGCAGTATTTGATTATTGAGCCGAGAGTTTTCATTTTTCCGCCTCGATTTTTGTTTCTATTTTTTTTAAAACAAGCAAAATTTCTTCAAGTATCACAGAAGAGTCCCTGTTAATTTTATTATTTAATTTGTGCATAGTGGGTTTTATTTCTTGCAATCTCAATTCTATACCTTGAAATTCCTGAACAAGTTTAGAACGAGTTTTACTCCAGACGCCCTCGGCAATTTTGCCTCTATTGGAGTCCATTTTTCCTTTGGATAATTCCGCTTCAAGCTCAGTTCTGCGTTTTGTTAGCAATCTTCTTTCTGTTTGCAATATTGATAATTGTTGCTCGACAGGCAACCTCGCTGATTCTGCCGTATATTGCGACACATCTACCAATACTTCATTGGTTTGCGGTTGTCCTTCTCGTTTCATTTTTCAGCCTCAATTTCTGAAAGAAGTTGCTTGGCGAAAACAGTATCATTGTAGTTTGCAGTTTTACACAACGTCTTAATCATTTTGACCAGCCTGTCGTGATAATTAACAATGTCAATAATTTTATCTACTTCTTTTGTTTTGCAAATATGTGTCGCCACGACATTGCCGTTAAATTCTAAAAATCCTCTATCTGGCGGCGCGTAGGAAAGAGTAAATGTTAATTTGTTTGTTCTTTCACTCATAATCTTATCCTTTCTAAATATAAGAGCCAATAGGCAGGATTGTTTCATACCTGCACCAGTAATCCAAGACGGCCTTAGCTTTGTTTAACCGCTTGGCAATCTGTTTCCCCAGCCTACAAAGCCTCAAGATACATTAGTGGCAAGGGGCGTCTTATTCCGCCACTATCGGCTCTATTAACTTTTAAAAATGCTGATGTCGGGAATTCCACCCTGTCGTACAGGCTTTCCACTTCTGATGTACACCAGACGTATTCACCTGCCTTTTAGCGACTTTCACGCTCCCAGCGTATTAACTTTTTAAAAATGGCGGGGGCGGGATTGCCTACTTACTGCCTTGTGCGACACCCGCTAATAAGTGCGCTACTTATCACCACGCCGCCCCGCCTCAAATCTTATTTAAAAGAGCAAAAAATGGCGGGCGGCCGAGGAGAGAAACCGCCACGCCGAGGAGGACATCCCTAAAAGGATGCTTTTATTTCAGTTTCAATTTTTCTTTTTAATATCCTTATTCTATCGCCTTTTTGTGCTTTCATTGTTTCTTTTCCCTATGTTCTTTTAGTTCTTTTTTCAACTCGCCTTTGTCTTCCAGTTTTTGTTTTAGTGCGCCCTGATAGTGCCATTTAAGAATTACAGATGTTGAACACCCGAAGATTGTGCATAATTCTTCAAGCGTATGGCCGTACTGTTCCCTGTAAGCACTAATGTTTTTTCTCGTCCGCTTTATTGATTTTTTAATTTTCATAGACATATTTTATAAACTTTATAAACTTTGTCAATAGAAATCTTTTCATTTTTTTATAATTTTTACAAAGGCTTATCAGGACTGAATTTATGGTTAAAGAATTTTTAAGGAAAAATAATTTAAGAATTTTGTTGACATTTAGAAAGTTCTGGCGTAGTATAATAATGTAGAAGAGTAATTGACTATTTGCCGTTGGCTTTTATGCTTCCTTGCAGGCTGACGGCAAGAATTGAATGCGACATAAGTTGCTATGACATAAAGGATTGCAGCGTTGTTAATAGGATTTAGATAGAATTTTAGGGCTTGTCTCTCTGGGACTTCTAACCGATTTTTCAGGGAGCAAGCCTTTTTTATTATAATTTGTTCAGGGTCTTGCCGTTTAGATAGAGCCTCAATCCGCAAAGCGGAATAATACAGGGAAAACGGCGGCAGCAGGGCTGATACAGACGACTGCAAAAAACAATCGGTTAGTAAGTGGCAAATAACGGAAACCACAGTTTGCCCCAGATTATTTATCTGGCCTCGATGTATGTGCCGTAGGCGGTGTTGACCGAACCTTTAAAATGGTGAAAGCATATACGGTTTTAAGCATACTGAACTCACTTTAAGCGGTATGACAAAAACTCCTTTTTTTAGGGGTTTTTGCGCACCAAAATCTACTTTATCGGTATGATAATTTTGAAAGATAATTATGGGATTGAACAAATTAAAGCAAACAAAGATAGATGATAGACGGCGTGAAGCCAATTATAGCAAAAGAGCTTTTACGGCTGAACCGAACGATACCGATACAGAAACGCCTAATTTGTTTGGCAAATGCTGTGGTGGCACACTATCAGAAAAACAGTATGCGGATTTAGTTTATAAAGCCTGAACCGCTTTGTTATATATTTAGTGAATTTTTTATGATTTACGGCGCAACATTAAGACAAACGCAACAGGAGGCAAGAAGAAACAGTAAGAAAATATCGCCAATTTTTGTCGATTATTTAGAATTACCGCCTGAAAATCCAGAAGAAGAACAATATCGGCGTTTTTTAATTGACTTGCAAAACAATCAAGACAGGGCAGAGCCTTGAGCGTAGAAAATATCAAACAATACATTTTTTTAACTGAAAATGAAATTGACAAACTGGCCGAAAAAGAGGGCTATGTTAATCTTATGGGCTTAAAAGACGCTTGCGAGGTATTCAGGCAAGCGATAGCCGACTACGAGAATTTAACGCAAGGGCGGGGCAAATAACAGCCCTGACGGGGCTTTTAAAAGTTTATAAGCTGGCCTTGAGCCAGAATTTTGGGGGCAAGGCTATTCGTGGCTGAACCCTGCCCCCGTTTAAGAGACTATTTATTTAACTGCCTTAAATCGCCTTCTGTCGGGTGGGTAGTATAATAAGGCTGTCCCCATTCCCGATATTTTGTATCGGTACACATAATCCTATACCAAGCATCATTGAGGGCGTAATTGCCGGAGTCGCCAATGTATCGGCCTACAATACTGTGAGGGTGTACGTTCTCCGGTTTTTCTTTTTTAAGACCTTTAATGTTGAATAAATCAGCCGCCAAAACTATAAGTCTTTTTTTCGCTCTGTTGAAAACGGTTTTTTTGTGTTGGATATAACCTTTGCCATTAGAAAAATCGGTATCTTTTGGTCTGGCGGGCAAGTCTTTCATAATGGTTGCGATTTTTTTTGCCTGTTCTTCATATTTGAGGCACTCGGCTTGTTTGGCAAATTCTTTTCCGTCATTTGATACATATTTGGTTATTTTTTTCATTTTACTTCCCTTTCATAAGATTTTAATATGGGGGACAACTTTGACAATCCATTGTCCCCCTTGTCCAAAGGCCGTTTATCAATTCGATTTACGCGCCTTTAATTCCAATTTATCCGATAGGTTCGGTATTTTGTCTCAAAAACAGCCTTATCGCCTAAATATGTTAAAAACAGCTTAATAGCTGTGTCAAGAAAGTCTTGCTCGGTCGAAACTGTTTTAAACGTGATATTACTGCAACCGCAAGGCATACGCAGGGTGTAAAAAACTATGCCGTCCTGTGTTTTTTGAGACAATTTAAACCCTTTTTTCTTAAAAAAATCTTTGTACGAACCTTTGAAATCAAGGGTTTTTTTGCGGAAATTCCACCAGTAAATAGTGATAGTTTCGTTAAGTATTTTCATCTTTTTTCCCTTTCTTATTTAAAGATTATTCTCTGCTTTTGCGATAATGCGACAATGTTTTCCGCCGTTTCTGACAACTTCATAATTGCCCGATAATACTGTGGGTCGGGGTAATCATCTGGATTTTCTGACAATCCCAGCACTAACGCCCTGCAAGCCCTTTCCAATTCAGTATTTACTTCCCGCAGTTTAACAATAGTATCAGCTTGCTTCAAACATATTCTTTTATAATCATCTATGGTGCAGGTAGTTTTATCGGCAAAAGGTTTATCTGTCATTTTGAGCCTCGCTTTCCCAATTTGTGTCCATTAAAGCCCTACGAGCGTCCTCAAGTTTATCGAGTAGTCGCTCACAATCGCCGATAACCATACTCAAACCAGTTTCGGTCAAGTCCTCAATTTCGACAATTTCATTATTGTTATTTACATCTACAATCTTAACTATTGGCATACTGGACATTTTTTAATCTCCTAATTTTTCTGGTTCACTGGTTAATTTTAAGATATTCGCTGCGTTTTGATATTTACAGGCTTTGCCTTTGAGGGCAATACTTTCTTTTTCTGACAATTCAGCAAGTTTTTCGAGTATTTCGATAGCCTGTTCTCTACCATATTGCTGTTTATACTGTACTGCTGTGAATTTTATAGGGTAGTCGGTCATTGGTTATGCTCCAACCGAACACTCTGCGTTTTGGGCGATATATTTTAACTGTTTCCTTGCCTTGTCGATAACTGCTTTATCGGGAGTATTGGGCGAACAACTTATCCATATTCCGACTTCAAGTCCTTTAAATTTAACGTATTTCTGGTACATTTTAATCCTCACTTTCTAAATTTAAATTCGGGTAATATCTAAAAAATAACCATTGTCAAGTTCGTCCGCCATTCGTTTTCCTGTCCGTCGCGCGTCTTTTGCCGATGTTGCCTCTACTATTTCGTATTTGTCGTCCAATCTGCCGTAGGGGAAACGGGGGTCATCAATTCTTTGTCGCAAATGGACTCTAAATTTTTTCATTATCATTTTTATCTTCACTTTCTATAAATACCATATATTCCTTAACTTAAGATACAATACAAACGCAGCGAATAAGAAGATTAAATCCATAAGACGGCTAAAGTGGTAAAATCTCATAAACAAGACCTATTTCGCCTTTGCAATCGTCATCGTCAATAAGACCGTTCCTTAACAGTTTTCCGGCCTGTCTATGCCAGCCAGCAAGATATTCATAATCTTTGTTCTCAAGATAGTATCTTTTTTTGCGATAATACATTGTTGATCCGTCAGTCATAATATCTATTTCCTCTTGTTTTTCGTCGCGCGGTTCTCCTGCTATAATCTCTTTTTCTTTTTCCGTTAAAGGTCTTGAGCCGGAGTTATAAATTGTTGCTGTTTTGCCGTCATATTCTAACAAAGACGCTTTTGGCCAGCCCAAAAAACTACCTTTTGGTGCAGTTTCGCAAGCGGATAATTGAACGCCAGTAGTGTTTTTCGATACCACAAATCGCTCAATTCCGATATTGGTTTTTACTTTGTCAAGCCAGCGATATTTCAAAATCATTTTCCGGCCAATAACTAAATCCCGCTTAAAATCTGCTAAAGTTTTCATTTTTCATCCCTTCAAATAAGGTTAATAATTATCTTTTATTCAATTCTGCCGTGAACAGCGCTTCAGCTTCTTTTTCAGTATAACCGATATACAATCTGTGGAATCGGTATCCGTCAATCATAGTGCTGATAGTTAAGCTGCCGTCTGTATTTTTTGTGATAGTGTAGTCCATTTTTTTAACTCCTTCAAATAAGGCATAATTGCCATAATATAAGTATATGCGAACCGTGTGCCAAGGTTTCAGCGGAAAGCATAATTCTTTAAAAAAGATAAAAAAGTTATAACCAAAGCAATTATAAAGACTTATAAATCTTGAAAACAATGTTAAGATAGGTAGTTCAGTGGGAGTTTAACGGCGTGAATAAAAACCACAACAAAAACATTAAAAAAATAAGAATTATGTTGACAAACATCAACATCGGGCGTATAATAAATAAAGAAAGTGCAATAACAGATTAAAAACAAGGATGTTAAAATGTTAATCTTGAGGCAAAAAATCAACATCATCGGCGGCTGATAAAATGAACTACAAAAAACAAGCTATAAAAGACGATAAACGGCATAAAAAGGTCAATGGTTATCATAATAATCACCTCCAAATAAAAGATAAGATATAAAAGCATAAAAGGCAAATAATGAATAAAATGTCTAAAGAAAAAGCGATAAGAATTGCCAGAGAATTTATGTCTTTAGGAGGCAAGACAGAAGATAAGGGAAAAGCACTTCTAAATCTTGGCTATAAAAAAAGTTATGCCTTAGGCGGCAGAGGTATGAAACTGTTTGAAAAGGAAGATGTAAAAAATGAGGTAAATAGATTAAGAGCTATTTTAAAGATAGATGCCGACAAAAAGATGATAAATGTGCAGGAAAAATTCTTACAAGGTGCTGAAATTGCGTTAAAAAAGCAGGATTTAACTAATTATAACCGTGCTTATGAGAATATCGCAAAGATTCAGGGTGATTACGAGAAAGATAATTTGCAAAAGGTGATTGAACCGCAAGTTGTTATGTTCAAAGACGTTATAAATGAAAGGAAAGATAATGAATTGTAAAGAATGCGGAAAAGAGCTGGAACAGGTCAAAGGCAAGGAGCAGAAGCAGTATTGTTCTGATAAATGCCGCAAGCGTTTTCAGCGTAAAAACAAGGATAGTGCATTTTTATCTCAAAAACAGGGCTTAGAAAACGCGCCAGAATCGGCTACAATCGACGAACTCCGGACAGATGATACTCAACATAGGACAGATTTAACTCCGGACAAAGGAACATCAAACACTGAACAGATACTAAACTGGGCGCAGCCTGATTGCCAGTGTAAACACTGCCGGAACGTACATAAGACAAGGCCAGAAGCAAGGCTCAATCACGGTAGTTATATGACAGCCGCCGAACTCGAACAGAACGGATACAAATATAACAGAGTATCACTGCCCGGCGACAAAGACTACAAAGGTATTGCACTCGCCAGTTAAATAGGTTTCAAACTTATGATATTATTACTAATCATAAACAGATTAAACCAATTTGCACAGGACTACGGCAAGCTGATGGCTTTTGTCAATTATGGCTATTATATCCAACAGTTAAAAGAAAATCAAACTAATGATAATGTTAAACAAAATTTCAGGACAGGGGGGAGTACCCCGATGTTTTCAAACGGCGAAATGCCTGAACAGCCTTTCCCATTCCCGTACCATTTTGAGAATTGCCGACATTTTTTAACCAGATTTGGAGATTAGGATTATGAATAGATTTTTTATATTTTTGTTGATTTTGGTTTTGGTAGGTTTAAGTTTAGGCACTACAACTGTAACGAGTGATAGGAAGGCTGGTATTAGTGGTTATGACATTGTTATTGACAGTAACGAGTCTTCTGACAGTGAGGTTTTGCACACACGTCCTATTGAGGGTAATTTGCAATGGATAGGTTTGATTGCTACTGGTACGGACGCTAATGGTGTGGACGTTAGTTTGGTTGACGAGGACGGTTTTGTTTTTTACGATAATAGTTCTATGGACGCCAATGACATTCACGTTATAAGCATATCTGACGTTGACGGCAATCCTTACGGTGGCGCTGATGTAACTTCTCGTTTTACGTTATCTTGGAGCGGCAATGCTTACACTACTATACGGTTTAAGGTTCATATTAAGGAATGATACCTAACGAGCGATTTATTACTGGTTTGAGTGGATATAGCCGAGATGTCCTTGTTGACTTTGACAGGGGTATAAATCGGTTTTATATGCTTGAATGGCACAGGAGGGCGAGGAAGACCACTCTTGCGGTGAATTTATTGGTTCGTGAGGCTTTCAGGAATCCCAAGGGCAAGTATTTATATATAGCTCCCACACAGGTTTGGGCGAGGAATGTTGTTTGGGACGACCCTACTATGTTATGGGACGCTTTACCTGACAAGAGGGAGATGAGATGGGAAAAGAACGAGCAGCGAATGTTGATTACGTTTGCCAATGGTTCTATGATAAAGGTTTGCGGTTCTGACGAGCCTGACGCTATAAGGGGCGTTGATTTTGACGGCGCTGTTCCCGACGAGTTTTTTCTTCATCGGTTTGAGATTTGGACTGATATTTTAAGACCTATTATGTCTGGTGAGACCAAATCAGGCCGTGATAGGCGTAGGTGGGTAATGTTTCTTTATACTCCTAAAGGGTCTAATCAGGTAACTGCTATGTTTGACCGTGCCGCCTGTCTGTCTGATACTGGTGTTTTGCCTGTCAACGGCATTCCTGACAAATGTCTTCCTGAATGGTATGTTTCCCGTCTTGACGCTATGCACAGCGGTATTATAAGTCCCGAGGAACTTGCTGTAGTTAAGAAAGAAGTTGACGACGGTATAATTCCGTTATCCAAGTATGAATCTGAGTATTTATGCAAGCGGGTTACTAACGAAGAAATGACTATGATAACTTCTTCTGATTTGGAGAGGTTAGCCACTGTCAAGCGGGACAAGAGTCCCGCAACTCAATTTAACCGTATTGTAGCTGTTGACCCTGCCTTTGGCGGCGATATTTGCGCAATTAAGGGCATAGAGAACGGCGAAGTTAAGATAGAGAAGAATTTAAAATTAGACTTAACTCCTGAAGTTGTTTCCGAGTGCAAGTCTGTTGCCCGTGAGTTGGGTACTATGAATTTCATCGTGGACTGTATTGGTAACGGTAAGGGTGTTGCTGACGGCTTGAAGAATGATGTCGCCGGATATGACGTTCAGTATTTCCAGTCATCCGGCGGGTCTGATAACGACCAGTATCATAATATGAAAGCCCTTGCTGTTTCTTATTGCGCTCAGCAGATAAAGAAATGCAATATCCCCCCGATAACTAATCCTGAAATTAAGAGACAGCTTATAGCATTAAGCAGGTACAGGATACAGCCTCAAAGCGGTAAGATAATCTGTATTTCAAACGACGACGTAAGAAAGAATCTTGGCTGTTCTCCAGACCAAGGGCTTGCGTTTATTTATGGTATATGGGGACTGAGAAAAGCTGAAAAGAAGGCTAAGATTCAAAAGTATGTATCTTCGGTTATTTCCAGCCCGTATGATAATAAAGTATTAACTCGTGGATTAAAATAGGAGGCCAAATGGACACAACGGACGGCCCGCTGTTAATGCCGGCTTTATTAGTAGGCGGTATGTTTGCCACCCAAGCTATGTCCAGTCAGGGCGGTGTTAGTATGCCCTCTGTTGAGGCTGAAAGCGGCAAGAAAGTAACTGCGAAGCCTGTAGAGCAGATTTCTGAAAAAGAGAAAATAAATAAACGGCTCGCCGCTTCTATGCTTACCAGAGATTGGGGCAAACTAACGCTCGGAACAAAAGGACTTCTTGGACTTGGAGGTCAATAGATGTTTGAAGACCTGACATTGTACGACAGATTACTGGACAGGATTTCCCAGCGCACTATTGTTTACGATAAGTTCAACAGTGCAAGAGATACTATCGCCACATATTTCAGGCCGGATTTGGGTACTGAAGTCAATAAGGACGGCGAGTTTTTCGGTTCGAGTATTTACGAAGGCACTCCTCCTTGGTCTGCCCGTGTCTTTGCCACAGGTTTTCAGGGTACTACTATTAGTGCGAATATCGACTGGATTTCGTATGTAATGAAAGAGTACGAACTGAGGGGCATTGACGAACTCGATATATGGGTTCAGGAGATACGGGAGTATATGACTTCCGTATATAGAGACTCTAATGTTTACGGCGTCTGGCCTCAGTTTACTTTAGACGCTGTTACGATAGGCTCTCCAGTGATGTTCATAGAGGAAGACAACCCTGTAAGCGGTATAATAAAGTTTCTGCCCGAATATTACAAAAATGCGATTTTATTTTATAACAAGTTTAACGAGCCTAACGGCGTAATAGTAACGGATAAGAACTGGACTGCCCAGCAGATTTACGATGAGTTTATCGTTAAGGCCGAGCCGAATCCGAACAAGAGAAAAGCATTAAGAGAAAAGGTGTTAAGTACCGCTCTGAACTCCGCCCTCGATTCCGGCCTGCACAATCAGGAATGGTCTATGATTCGTGCTGTGTTCAGGATAGACGATGACATATTTAATAAACTTCCCAAGAGGGCTGGTAAATGGTTAAGCGTATATTTCGAGAAAGACACTGATAAGGATAAAGACAAACCTCTGAGGGTAATGCCTTATTTTTCAAGGCCATTTATAGTTTGGGACTATGACAAGAAACCTTACGAGGCGTTATCGAGAACGCCCGCTTACGACGCTATTTACGATTGTCTGTCTTTGCAGCAGGTTCATAAGAATTATCTTGAGAATGTCCAGTTAAAGAACAGGCCGCCGAGAGTTGTTCTTGCGGATATGATGAACAGGATTAAATTCACTCCTGAGGGCATTACTCCTGTCAGTGAGGAAGAATACGAAAGACCGCCGAAGGCTCTGGATTTGATAGGCGATTTGGCTTATAACGAGAAACTGTCTGCGGCCTTAGTTGAGGCGTCTAAGAGGCATTATCACGTTGACCAGTTCTATATTTTCTCTCAAATAGCGATGGGGAAGAAACAACCTTTGACGGCTACCCAAATTTGGCAAATGGCAGGCGAGAAAGCTACGCTATTAAGTCCTGCAATCGAGTCTCACAGCAGGGCAATGGCCGATATGGATTCAAGGTGTATGGACATAGAATACAGGGCGGGGCGCGGGCCGTTTGCGCCTGATGTTATGGAGAACATAAAAGATATAATTTTCTCTAATTCAAAAAAACCGCCGAAGTCAATCGGCATAATGCCTCAGTTTATGGGTCTTCTCAACAGAGCGCAGAGAAGCCAGCAGTCTCTTGACCCGATACTATCCACCTTTGAGGCGGCCACTCCTCTGTTTCAGTTGTTCCCTGATTTGAAATTTGCAGTAAAGGGATATGACACTTTTGAATCTATCTGCAAGGCCACTGGCTTTGAAATGAAGAACCTTGAGACCAAAGAAACGTATATGGAAACTGTTGATATGGTAAACCAGCAGAGACAGCAGGACGCAGAAGCGGCCAAAGCGGTAGAGATAGCGAAAGCCGCAAAAGGCGTTAGCGGAAAAGTGGAAGAGGGTTCTGTTTTAGGACAGTTAATGGGAGCGGCTAATGAGTAAACAAGATATGCTTAAAAGGGCTTATGCCGACGCAGGGCGGGGCTTTATGGCCTACCGCCTTGAGAAATGTTTTAGATTGATTAAAACTCAGGAAGATATTGCTATTCATAATGACGTTATGGAGGAAATATTTGAAATGTTAGGCGAGAATAAATGGCCTGAATTGATAAACAAAATGGCGGAGTTAATGTACGACCCGCCCAAGAAGAAGTTAATGACTAAGTTTTCAGAATGGATTTTAATTTTAGCACGGAAAGGAAAGTAAAAAAATGAGTGAAGAACCTATTACAACACCAGAAAGCGGAAATCAACCACAAGGAACTCCTGCGCCAGACAAGCCTTGGTACAAAGGCATTATAAACGAGAACCTAAACACTCCCGAAGCCGAACAGGTGTTATCTCAATATAAGACCGTTGAGGACGCTCTTGTCGGCGGTCTTGAGGCCAAAAAAGCGGTTGGCAGGAAACTTGAGAATGTTATACAAAAACCCGTAAAAGGTTCGCCTGCCGAGGAAATTACCAAATACCAAAAGACTTTACTCAAAGAACTCGGTGCGGTTGAAACTGAAGAAGAACTGGCTGATGTTAATTTCGCCGAAGGACTGCCCGAAGGTGCACCTGTCGATGAGACTCTTGTCGGTATGTATAAGAAATTCGCTATCGAGAATGGCATTCCCAAAAGTATGATTGGCAAGAACGTGGCGTTTTATAATCAAATGATGGCTCTCGCCAAGCAGGGTTATGAGAAAAATCTTTTAGCCGAAGTAGAAGAGGCAAATAAGTATTTTGTGGAACATTACGGTTCTGAAGAAGAAGTCGCTAAAAATAGAGAACTTGTAAAGCGAATGTTCAGGACGAGTTTTGGTCTTTCAGAGGCGGAGTACGAACAGGTTGGAACAGAACTTGCCGATACAGGTTTTATCAGGAAAAAAATACTTGGAAGAATTCTGATGGATTGGGCGAAAGAAAAGGTTCAGGAAGACAGTTCTGCCAAAGGTCAGGGCGGCGGCACTCCTCCGCCCGAACCGCCTAAGAAGATGACTGTTGTAGATGAACTTTCCAAAACAAGCGCGGTTTTAGGGTGGAAAAAATGATTAAGAACATAATCAAAAACGAAAAATCAGTTAAGTTTGAGTTTTCTGTAAAACTTTCAGATATTGGCAATGTTCCTAACACTAATTTGGCCGTATGCCAGATTTTCTTTAATGATTTTAAGGAGTACGTACAACGAGAATATAATATAGAGAACTGTAATGACGGTTTTTTCAATCAGTTCAAAGAGAGCATTCTCGGCGAAGATAAGACAATTAAAAAGTTCGCAGTTATTGAAAAGGATAAAGTTTTCTATGAATATAGAGCCTGTTTTGAAATAGAGACGCCTCCTGCGGAGGAAAAGTTGATACCGCCGACGGAGATACCGCCAGTCGAAACAGAACCTCGCGCCCCGCAAGGGAAACCGCATAAAAAGAAAAAACCAAGACACCGTACTTAATAAGTGCGCCTTGTGCTTGCCGTAAAGTGCGGCAACTCGGCACAGTTCTAAAGTGCAAGGACGAGCCTCGAAAGAGACACCTCTCCGAAATGGTTAATTGTTAATATTTGCTATTAAGGAGTTTAGACTATGGCAACAAACACACTTGTTACGATAGGCAATATTTATGATGTGTTGAAATTCAAATTGCCTAACGGGTCTGCTGTTGATAATGTCGTTAATACTCTCGTTGAGTTTGACGATTTTTCAAAGTATGTCCCCGCTTTTCCCGCTAATAACGGGCTTACACATCACGGTTTAAGAACTATTCAGCTTCCTACCGGCTACTATGTAAATGTAGGCGGAAGTTGGAAATCGTCCAAATCAGAGTACGAACCGTTTGTAGAGGCTTTAGCTACGATACGTTCAACGTATCAGGCGCCGAAGGACACATTCACTACCGAAAAAGCTGAAATAGGTCAGGCGAGATTGCGGTCTGAAAAGAGTAATCATATAACTATGATGAATCAGGCTGTAACAAATATGCTGATTGGCGAAAGCGCAGCCGAACCTAAAGGAGTTGCGGGTCTTATGAACCGTGCGCCTTGGAACGTCCTTGATAATTCGTTCACTTTCGGTTACGGCGGTACTGGAACTGACCTTAGAAGTTGCTGGTTGATGAAGCCCGGACTCAACACTATTCACACTCTTTACAACGGCAATCACCCGACTCTCGGCGTTGAAATGGAAGACAAGGGCGAGCAGCTTGTTGACGGACTCGGTGATAATAGTGATGAACACCGCTGGGACATTATGATTGAGTTTATGGTTCAAAAAGGTATTTGCATAAACGATATGACTGCTGTCAAGAGAATATGCAATGTTCCTTGCGGGACGAGTGATGCGCCCGGTCAAGACCTTATTGACCTTATTATCGAGGCTTCTATTATTAACGCCCCTAAAGCCGCTATTATGGAAGCTACTGTTAATGGTTCGGTTACAGAAATGGCCGCGCCTTGGCTGTTATTCTGCGACGAGAGACTTTATGCTAAACTCGTTATCGCAGCTAATAATAAACTTTTCGTGTACCAGTCTGAAGACAACATTTACAGAACAAGACTGCCTATGATTGGTGCTAATATAATCATTTTAAGAATGGACGCGCTCAACCACGCAATCGGTTCGGGCGAGACCGAAGTAAGTTAAGGAGTATTACAATGATAAAACCAGAATTAGGCGATTTATCAGTTGCGCAGGCTCTTACGGCTGGTGCTACGGACTCTACTAATGTGATTGACCTTCAGGCGGTAAATTACGCCGGCCTCACAGATTTGTGGATAGTAATTGATACTGCTGTTGCCGCTACCGGAGACGGTTCGGACACTTTTGATTTTTCTGTCGTGGTTTCGGAAGAAACGACTCTCGACACGAACTTTGAAGTTGTGGCGGTAAGAATTACGGGCTATGCAGATGCCAGACTTGCGACAGCAGGCAGGCACATTATGGCCTTGAATATAGGCAAGATGATTAGAGATATTGCAAGCTCGACCAAAAGGTATCTTGGTGTAATTAACACTATCTCTGATGGTGCTACGCTTTCGGTAAATACGATGGTTTCAAATAGTGAACCGCCGTCTCTTTACCATTCGCAGGTAGTTACATCTAACGTAGATTTACCAGAATAATTTTTAATGGGGTGGGCGGTTATTTCCTTTACGCCTGCCCCGACCTTTAAGGAGTTTAAACTATGAAAAAATTTATAGCGTTAATAATCATAGTTATATGTTCAGTGAGCTTCGGTGCATTGACGTATGACGCTGATTATTATTTAGAACATTTACAGCAGGTTGGGAGCGGGTCTAAGAAATACGACACCCTCTATCTCATTTTAGATGAGTGGGCGGGCGTTCTCGAAGACTGGACTCTTGACGGCGGCGATACTATCACGTTTGACAACGGCCTAACGATAGATAACGCCACAAACAACGTAATGGAGTGGAACGAAAACTCCGATGAATTAAAGTGGACTTTCGGCTCTAATACCATTGCGCTGTCAAGCACCGATGTTACTACGTTCAGTTTCGGGACTTTGGTTGTCGATTTAGACCAGCTTAAGGTTGCCTCGACTACTTATACGCTCCCCGCTACCGACAGTACTGGTACGCAGTATCTTGCCAGTAATGGTTCTGGTGTACTTTCTTGGGGCTCTCCGAGTTCTACATTTACCGGAGGCAACATCACGGCGGATTGCACACTAAACGCTGACGGCATAGATATTCTTGCCGATACTACTACTGCACATACTTATTCTATCGGCGTTTATGACATTGACGGTGTTGCTTATACCGATGTTCTTCGATGGACAAACGGAGATGTTCCGGATATAGCTGTTGGGTCAGACACAAGCTCATTTGCTTTAAATTCAACTACTATTGATATTGCTGCCGGTGCTATTTCCGGAGTAACCACTATTAGCACAAGCGGCACTGCGACAATAGGCGGAGATGCCACTATAACTGGCGCGCTATCCGCTGGTTCGTGGAATATCGGCTCTGGCGCGTTTACGGCTACCGGAGCGGTTACTTTAGGCGATAATACATCAACGGTTGTAATCAATTCCACTGCTTTTGACGTTACCGCTGGTGGTGCTGTATCAGGGGTTACTACTCTTGGTATGAGCGGCGACCTTACTAATAGCGGCGGTGATATTTTGTTGTCTAACGGCAAGGGCGTTAAAGCAAGTACGACCACAGCGCAGAGCGTTGGCGTATATGGTTACGACACAGACGGCGCGTACGTTGGCGCGCTTGTTATTACAAATAGCGCAACGCCTGCCACTGTGTTAGGCAATGCTAATGGTACAACGGCTATAGCGTCTTCTGATTGGGCTATTTCAACCACTGGTGCAATGACGGGCATAGACGAATTGACTATTAGCAACGCAACGCCTTCTATCAATCTCAATGATAGCGACGCTACTGATGGCGATGACAATGTAATTCTTGCTGTTAATGCTACCGATACTGGAAGCGGTTCGGAAGATGTCGATTTAACGATAGCACAGCAAATCGCAGGCACTTCAAGAACAGTTGCTACTTTTGACGCTGACGGGAATATCACTTTTGGTTATGGTACGCAAAACCTCGTTTCTACTGCTGATGTTGTTGTTACCGGAAGTGATTTAACGCTCGGTACTGCCGGTGTTAAACTCACTGGAGACGGTGATGGGGCTATTACGTTTTTAAGTCTTGGCGACGGTTCAACGGAAGATTTAACTATCAACCTTGACGATACCGCTAATACCGCTGTTTTTTCTTCAACCACTGGCGTTGATACTTTTACATTTACAGGTATTGGTATTGATACCGATACGGTAGATGTAACAAGTGCGACACCGCAGATTACGCTTAAAGACACCGATGCTGCCGCCGGAGATGATAACTTTTATATCTTGGCTGCCGCTACGGATACAGGCGCAGGCACAGAAGATATTGACGTTTCGTTATTCCAGCAGGTTGCAGGCGCAGACCACGATTTTATCGTGTCTGACGCAGACGGCCATTTGACTCTTGATTCTGGTGCGGGCAATATAGTGATGACCGATACGGTAACATTTACAGGTGGGCAGACTAAAATGGTAATGTTCGACCCGAAAGTAGTTGCTCTTGACGGTACTGCACCGCCTACACTTGGCGATATTGGTACTGACGGTCAGACTCAGATTTCAGCTTTGAAATTTGACGCAGACGGCGGCGCGACTGGTGATGATGTCGCTTATATCTCTTGGAAAGTGCCTGACGGATATGTAACCGACTCTGCCAGATTGAATGTATGTTATACGTTCGGTGCGGCGGAAGACGCGGCTGATGAGGCGCAGTTTGATTTTACTGTTAATGCTGTCGCTGCTGGCGAGGCTCTTGACGCTGCCGGTACTGCTTTGGCAGACCAAGCAACGGTTATTGCGGACGCAAGCACGGGCGAAGGCAAACTTTACATCACGCAGTACAATATCGAAGTTGAAACAATCGCAGTTGATGATTTAGTTACCATCGAGATTGCCGTTGACGAAAGCGAATCTGCGTTGTCGGCTTCTGGCACGCTTGACGTTCTTTATTTTGAAATTGAGTACGAATCAACAGAGTAGTTTAATAAGGGGCGGGTTCGCCCGCCCTTATTTTTAAGGTGTATTATGACTGAAACTGAAATAGCCAATCTTGCTCTTATCAAGGCCGGAGGCGCAGGCGACCAATCAAGCGGCGCGGGCGTGATTGTCGACATAAACGGCTCTGACGTTATCTCTCAGATTTGCAAAATCCTTCTTCCTGTATACAGGAAAAAGGTTATTGCGGACTTATCTGCTATCAAATGTGTGCCAAGAGAGGCCATAAGATATAAGGATTTGGGTGCTGCGTTAAGTTCCGCTTCTTTACCTGAAATCGGCGAATGGCAGTATGCGTTTAATCTTCCTTCCGACTGCCTTGCGCCTGTAAGACAAATCAGCGAGGCTTATTTACTGGACAGTACTAAAGATATGCCCGAATACAGATTTGGAACAATAGCCAACAAAACGGCGACAGGTATAATTTTTCTGACTAACGACCTGACAAATGCAGACGAAGATTCGGCGTTTATAGAATACGCCATTGATATTCCCAATCCCAAGGCGTGGAGCGAGTCTTTAAAACATTGTATTATAACTCTATACGCCGCCGAACTTTGCCCGATGATAGGCAAAAAGGCCGAACAGAGAACAGCTTTACTTGCCGAATATAAACAGTTGACTTTGCCTGATGTTAAGAAATTTATATCGTCATCTTATAATAATTTTGCAAAAACAATACCTGATTACAAGGGCGGTAGAAATTGATAAAAAAAATTGCACTTATTCTTATACTTGCGTCTATTGGATTATGTTATAGTCCGTCAATAACATCGCTTAACACGGGACAGATAACGCCTCTTTTGGACGCAAGAAGCGATTTCCCCAAATACGCTTCGTCCTGCCGTATTGCCGAGAATGTTTTTGTACTTACGCACGGCCCGATAACGAGGCGGTCTGGCACTAAATATATCGCAGAAGCCAAAGAACCTAACGCTATTTTAATACCATTCGAGTTTTCTACTGGGGACACTTATATCATAGAGGCCGGAAATCTTTATATGAGATTTTATTAAAACGGCGCTGTTATTCTCGACGGTAACGACCCTTACGAGATAACAACTACTTTCGACGGCAATGAAATACCGTATCTTCGATGGACTCAATCCGATAATACTATGTTCATAGTGGACGGCACGGACGAGCCGCAAAAACATAGTATTATCGGATTGAG